TAACGGTATTAGTTGCATACGTATCAACATTAGGCATCAAGAAAAACACAAGCTTATTATCAACTGTAAATTCTGGAAAATCATAAAGAACAAATGTATTTACGTAATCATCTATCTGGGTGTTTGTTAATTGAGATGTTGATGGACTGCGGGTTAGCCTGCGTACTTTAGTGCGAATCTGTGTTAAAGAAGACAGGGTTGAATCTGGCATGTCTATTCCTAAAGGCATAATGCCTAATTTAAAATTTTAATACGCAGGCTAATAGATTAAACCTTCTCTACCGTTACAAGACTTGAATCTACAGTTGAGAAATCTTCAGGATCTATAAACTCTAAACTCTGAAAGCCTGTTCTTCTCTTTTTTTCTCCAATCTTATATACGGATTTTCCATTAGCATCCATTGCATGACTATGAACCGGATACCAACAATTTTTATTAAGATGCGTTGCTACACCTAATGGAATTGTATACACCTCTCCATCTCTTAGTGTATATCTCTTAATTTGATCGCCCTTCCATTTCTTAAAGAAAAAATCCAAAACTCCTCCTGGAAGTTCATGAAAATGAAATATTCCCTTAACAGGCTGCCTATCTTTATCTCTAAGAAATCGAAGATTCTTCTTAGGTTTCTTATCAGCTATTGTTGTCGTCTGCTTTTTATCTTCCATCTTTATCCTAAAGTAGAGGGGAGGATTGCTCCTCCCCAAGTTAATCATACTAAGATAGTTATTCTATGTCTGTTGCAAATGATTTACCTGCAACCCACTTAATAACGTCAGCCGTAGTTCCACCTGGAGATCCAGCTGAAATTGCAGCGTTAGCACTTGTACCAAGAACGATACCAATGAAAGCAGTATTTGTAACTGAATCATCAAGTAGGTTCACGTAAGCTTCTGAAGCTGTTTCACCAACAGGAATTACCTGTGCTGGTGTATAAGGAACAGATGCTGGAAGTGGGAACGTAAATGCTGTCATTCCAGTTGTATCAACATCTATAGAAAATGTTGCTGCATTTATGTTTGTTACAGTTACCAGTCTGTTGTTCAATTCAGTCATGCTTGAATCTGCAGGAACAATAAGCCTTACGCGTTGTCCTGTTGAATACCCATGATCTACTAATGTTGTTACAACGCCAGCAGCAGCCTGAGAAATGTTAGCAATATTACGTTTCTTAGGGTTCCACATGTTGTATATAGTTGCATTTGCCGCTATTAGCCTGTAAGTACCTGCTGCTCCAGCTACCACTCCGGGAGCTGTTGCAATTGTATTAGCTAGTCTAAAGCTGGTATTTAAAGTAACAGTATCAACTGTGAAGTCTAAACCATCGATGTTGTCATGATCAGTGTTTTGTATTCTAACAATACTTCCGTTGATCATAGTTCCAGTATCACCTGTAGTATATACCGGTTGAGTAGCATTAGATCCCGCAGTAACTGCTACAGCTCCACCAGGAGTTTGATCTGAAGTATCTATAAGAGAAATTCCCCTATAGGTTGCTCCGTTAAACCCTATTAAAGATGTAGACATAGACAGTACCTGTGACGCAGCAGCATGAAATTGAAGAAGAGAATCATCTTGAGCCATCTCTTTCTGCCACCACCACGTTACAGAATCCCACTGATCAGAAGCAGCAATATTGGTAAGGTTATAAACCTTGACCCAATCTGCGCTAGATCTCAACGGGATGATCTTATCAGTGCTGTCAGAAGTAAACTCGCCTTGTTGAATTATTGTATTATCCGACATTATTTACTCCTTTCTTTAAGCTAGTGTTGTTCTAAGATTAAATATCCATGCGTCATTCAAGATTCTAGGAACCTCAGCGAACTTATATCCAACTGATGCATTAAGAGCAAGAGGACTGTCATAAATTGGTGGTCTGAAAATAAACTGAGCAGAATATTGATCCTGTTCTATGCAAGCATATGCTTCCATACCAACACAGAATATGCTGTACACATCCTCGCCATTCATTGATGAATTTGGATTTACATGACCAATTGAAGATACTAAGAATCTAAGACTGCCTATTGAGCCCCACTCAGATCTAATAGCATTCATAGGTGATGGATACTGATTCTTCTGAATGAATCCAGCAACAGCGTCAAGTTCTCCTGTAAGCTGGGTGCTACATAATGCGAAATACGCATCACGAATTGGAGCTGTACCAAACTTATCTGTACCTTCTATGTTGTCCATTATGGTATATGCATCTGCACTCAAAAGAGTTCTTACAACAGAATCAACATCACTTCTTGTGATTTCAGTTGGAGAATCTCCGTTTACACCACCATCACAATTAATATGAGTAGCACCTGATGCCAACATATCTCTTGTTAGTTGATCTTCTGTTTGCCTTAAAGAAACACCTAGCCTCTTTGCAGCTTCGTTAAGTACTGGATCTTGGTTTTGTAATGTTACTTGTTCGTTTAACTGAATGTATGTTCCATAGAACGACATCGTGGCGTCTATATCTACTGCAGTTAATTGCTGTGCTGGAGGTGTAACACCTGTATTTCCTAGAGGGACCATTGCTGTATCGAGTGGATTATATCTTCTCATCCTAAGTGTACGTCCACCTTTTGCAGGCATAGATTTCATGACTGCAGGTATTTTGTGGATCATATTAGGTACTGGAACAGATAGAAGCTTCATAGAGAAACTCTGCTGCACCGGCGCTGGAAGAACACTCGTGGTTGTGATAGCCATATTTTTTCCTATATGGTTAAAAGCTACAAACACTTATGCTTTAGAAGCACAAGTCAACTACGAATGAGTTGACGAGTCTCTTACGTCAGTGGGAAGACGAATCCCTTACGTCTGAGGATGAAGGCGCGACTCTTCTTACGCACAATAAGTATACTTAGCTATAAAGTATAAATGCAATTTATTTTGTATCGCGATACTTTGAATCTGGATTCTTTGAGTTATAAAAAGTCGCGGCGCAAAAGGAGGAGACCTAGAAAGCGCCGCGATGATTGTAAGTAGTCACGTAGAAGTAATAAGATTTCTAATGTCTTTTAGCAGCATCCTGCATCTCTTTCCAAAGCTGTTTCTTAAGGTCTGGAGTTAATCCATTCGAGAAAGCATTCGCCATTGATAGCGGAGAGTCTCCCTGTTGTGGTGAAACACTATTCATAGGCCTAGGCTTAGCAACGTTAGCGTGAGCCTTTTCTCTGTCGACTGCATGATTATCTTCAACTATTAAGTTGAGTTCTTTAATGCGCTTATAAGCTGCAGCACCACGCGTATAAAGAGATGCATTAGACATAGCTATTGTTTCTGCTGTATCTGGATCCATCTCTTTAAGCTTGTTAAGGTTTTCTTGATTAACAACCTTGTCAAAATCTGTATATACCTGCTTCAACCTTGATTCATCTGTTGCTTGCATTTGCTGTTGTTGATAATTCTTCATCTGCTTATTTATAGCATCTATTTCTTTCTTGAGATGCTTACCCTCAACAAAGTCTTCATCTCCATAAGACTGCTCTGGTTCTGACTCTGGTTGTTGATACTGCTTTTTAAGGTCTTCAATTTGAGCTGCCATCTCAGCACGTTCTTTTTCAGCCTTGTCTTTAGCGGCCCTAAGATTTGCCATATTAACAGTTGCCGCGTTTTCAGCATGTTCTTGGGGGCTTTCTTGCGAGCTCGTAAGCTCGTTCTCTGTGTTTTCTACCGTGGTTTCAACATTCTCAGTTGTATTTTCTTCCATCTTTTCCTTTCAACGAATCGCCTATTCAAGATCATTTATCAAGTATATTTGAATCTCTTTTCTCTCCATTAATTTCTTTTGCCAACCGCAATAAGGTTCCATCTGCGAATTTCATAACATAACTTAGCAACGCATACTTAGATGTCTCAACAAGCTGTGGATTGTTTTTCATAAGATTAACAACATCACACGCAGGAATAACCCACATCAACTCCAACTTTGCACCATCTTTAGTGTATTTATACACAGCTTGGTCATAATCGGGAGTTGGACATGATCTCCTAGCAAAGAAAAGACCACGCATTACATTTTGCATTAGACGCTCTTTTTTAGAAAGAACTACTACGTAAAAATCCCCATCAAACAAACCAATATTTGTCTTGATACATTCAAAAACATTCTTTTCATAATCCTCTAACTGAGCACTCATCTGCTCGTCGGCAGAATGGGTTCCAGGATCCGTACTATAAAGCCTTAAAGATTCAGCTCCAAGCGTTAGAGATTTTTTCTTCTTCAAAACTACCTACCTTTTTCTATCCTTTTCTAATCATCCTTCATTGTTTTTTCAAGCTTCTTTGTTTTGTGTTTTATAAACATATTTTTAATGAAAGCAATAATGTAAGTAAAAATCTTCATAAAAGCCTTTCTCAGATTATCTATATCCAATTTCTTCGAAGCGATTGATTTTTCCTTGGTCCTTATCCTTCTTTTTAATAAACTTCTTTTTCTTTCCAAAAGAATCTACAAGGCCGCTTGGTGGTGGCCCTAGAATGTTAATTGCTATTCGCTTGGCAACATCATCTTTCCGAATATTTACAGGCATCTTATCTCCCAGGTAATCATCGAGGGGGCGTG